ACCAGAAAAAAGCATTTAACCGGAGAGAGCAGGACTACGCCATGGGGCTGCGGCGGAAGCTGGAAGAGGCGGAGGCGATGCTCCAGCACCTTGCACCGAGCCGCGCGAGAAGCCTGGCGCTGACCAAGCTGGACGAGGCACTGCTCTGGGCGAACGTGGGCATTGCGGAAGCAGGGCTCCAGCAGGGCTATACGGCTGTACCACGGAACAGAGGCTTCGACTTTGATAATGCTTTGGCCACGAATGTGGATGGGCAGCAGGTGCGGGCAACACGGGCCGGGGATATCACGTTTGATGGGATGAAGATTGTCCCGCGGATGGATGAGAATCATGCTGTGACCGCACAAAACGCTGCTCCGAGTGCTGAGGGAGACCTCGTTTTGCTGAAGCCTGGTCAAGTGGCGATCGATGCGGGGAAGCTGGCCAAGCTGGTCGAGGAGAGTGCACAGAAAGAAGCGGCCATGGGGAAGGACGGAGCATCCCGTCACCTGGCAGAGCTTGAGCTGATGGCGCAGGCGCACAAGGACTGGTATTATGCCATGATGAGTTACATTATGGGCGACGACAGCGATGCCGAGGAGGAATCAAAATGAATTCGATCCTGACGAGCGTAAAGAAGCTGCTGGGCATTGCCGAGGAGTGCACCGACTTTGATGCGGACATCATCATGTACATCAACATGGCGCTGTTTGCACTGGTGCAGATGGGCGTGGGGCCCGGCGAGGGGTACGCCATTTCCGGGAAAGAAAACGAATGGACGGAGTTCGTTGCCGACCCGGTGAAGGTGGAAGCCGTGAAGGCTTACGTGGCTGTGAAGGTACGGCTGCTGGGCTTTGACCCACCCCAGAGCAGCACCACCATGGAAGCACTGAAGAATACCGCCTCCGAGATGGAATGGCGGCTGAACGTGGAGCACGACAACACATGGGACGGACAGTAGCAGCACGATGGGTGGAGCACTGGATGGAGACACCGGAGAAAAAGGACTGGTTTGGACGGGTAACGCAGGATATCTGCAACGGATGCGCCCGACAGGGAACATGCGAATGCCCGGATGATATCCGATGCTTTTATACCCTGGACAAGCCCTTTTACCGGCCCAAAGCCTGAATGAGTGAAACGGAGCAAGACGAGGAACCAAAATGGCATTATCGAACACGGCCACGCCGATCTACTACGGCCGTTTTCGGGAGGCCGTGATGCGTGGCGAAATACCCGTATGCCGGGAAATTGCCATGGAGATGGAGCGAATCGACGACCTGATCGCCAACCCGGGCATCTACTATGACGACAAGGCAGTGAACGGCTTTATCTCTTTTTGCGAGGATGAGCTGACCCTGACCGACGGCACCGACGTGAAGCTGCTGGACAGTTTCAAGCTATGGGCCGAAGAGATCTTTGGGTGGTACTACTTTGTGGAACGAAGCGTCTTTGTGCCGAACGAGCGCGGAGGCGGCGGACACTACGAGACCCGGCGACTGAAAAAGCGGCTGGTGACAAAGCAATACCTCATCATTACCCGATCGGCCGCGAAGACCATGTATCTGGAATTTTTGCAGGCGTACTTCCTGACGGCGTACA